TGCGTCTGCTCTCTTCGCTGGATGGACAGTTCCAAACTGCGTTCTTGCATGGTGATGTTCAAGTCATCATTCGCCATCTCCAAACGCTCAATCTGTTCAATCTCACGCTTGGTCAATTCACGACCCTGCTTGGATGCTCGCTGGCGGATTTTGGCTATCTCAAGGTTGTTCTTCTGCTGGTCAATGGACAGGTCGTTGAGTTCGCTGTTGAGTGCCTTGATTTCAAGGTTCACGCCCTCCGCTTGAAGCCGAGTTTCTTCCAACCCAGCCTCAACCCCTCGCAGACTGTTGCGAGCCGATTCACCCGCTGGAGTCAATCGGAAGACATTGAGGTTCAAGTCTTCAATGACCCTCCGAGCCTCCGTAGTCGGCTTGATGAGTTTGTTGATAGCCATACGCATACCTGTTCCAGCCATCGTTCCTTGAAGCCCTGCGTTGCCCAATGCACCCGCCGCGGCGGATGCTTCTTCCAATGAAATGCCCGCCGCGCGAGCCGTTGGTGCAAGGAACTTCATGGTCTGCCCAAGCGACTCAACCGTAGTGAACGAATTGCTCATTGTTTGCATCATCACATCGTTCACGCGACCCAATTCGCTGGTTTCCATTCCCATACCTTTAAGGGCTGAAATCGCAACGCCAGCGGCGGTCGGCATATCAACGCCAGCGGCGATTGCGAGGTTGTTCAATTGCTCAAGTGCCTTGTTGTCCACCAAGTCCTCTTCCTTCAAACCAGCCAACGCCAAAATCTGCGCCGCCTCGCCCACTTGAACGGCTGTGGAACGGGTTGTAGCACCCAAGTGCATCACTTCGTCAGCCACTCGTTGAATGTCCGAGATGGACTTCCCGCCCATGATAGCCGAAGTCCGAAGGAGTGAATCCTCAAACTCAATGAACGCCTTTGAAGCCTTGACTGCGAAGCCAGCAACGAGGGCTTGACCTGCAAGCACAGCACCGATTTGAACCGCCACGAAGGACTTGCGAGCCGTTTCACCGAATCGGCTGAAACGACCACCAGCAACCGTGAGCCCACTTCCGACCTCCGCCATTCCCTTCTTGAAGCCAGCCGTACGCGCTTCAACGATGGCCGTGATTTTAGCCACGCTATCCATCGCCACGCTCATCGCCTCCTGTTCTTCGCTTGCAGTCGCTTCTGTTGCTCATGCTCACGCTTAGTCCGTTCAAGGAATGCGTGGGTTAAGAATGTCGTGTCGCGGGGGTCAAGTTCCCTCCATTGTTGAGGGGTGAGCCCGAACTTAGCCAGCAATTCAAAATAGAACTGTCCTTCTGTGGAACGGGCGAACCTCACGCTTCCCCCAACGCACCACCACCGTTCTCGGATGGTGAGCCCACAGCCTCGCTGACACGCTGGGCGAGTTCAGCGATGAGGGTGAGAGGCAATTGACGGAACACGCCCCACTTGAGCGAATCATCGCACTTCTTGAGCATCTCAAAGGTCATGCGAAGGCCAAGCAGTTCGGTTCTGTCTTGGCCGATGAGAGTTCGGAGTTCGGGTTCGTTCTTGAGAACTTGATATTCGTGAGCCGACAGCGGTTTCGCCATGAGCGTCTTGAGTTCCTTCCCGTCTTCTCCCTTGAGCCCAAGACCAGCGGTATTGACCTCAATAGCAGAAGAGTGAGCATCCAATGTTGAATCCAGCCAAGACAAAGTGAATCACCTCAATCGCGAGCCCAAGTCAAGCCCTCAAAGGAAGCGTTAATCATCAACGCACCCTCGTTCCCTGCTTCAAGTCCTTCAATCGCAAGGTCGGTCAAGACACAGCCCGACACGGTGTATGTGTGCGTTCCAGCGTCATCAGCGTCAAACTCAATGTCAAGTTCGGTGTCGTTGTTGAACCAATCAAAGAGTTCGTCATCGCTGACACCCCACGCTTTCTTGAGCGAGCCCGACACAGTTCGCACACCGCGAGTGTGTGCCGTGTTGTAGTTCGTTCCGAGTGTGATATATTTGCCCGTTGTCGCAGTCATTGAGAAGTCGCCCGAAACGAATCCGACAATGCTTCCCGACACGGTGATTTTTCCGCTGACACCTGTGAAAGAGTGAACCGCCATACCGATTGGTTGGTCAATGCGGTTCTTAACGGAATTGGTTCACGCTTGGTGCATGACGACCGTAGTGCCGTGTCGCTGGGCTACGCTGTATGCGACCTCCATAGCGTTGCATCGGCTGTGCTGGATTCCGATGATGTCGCCCCCGTATGCTCGCGTTGGCTCAACGATGAACCAATAGACCACGAATCGCTGGCCGTCTTCTCGGACTTTGACGAAGTGTTGCTTCTGCATGATGTGAGCCAACAGGTTGCCCCCTATAATACCTTCGGAATATCAATGGTTTTGAGATTGGGTTTGGACAGCGAGGCTGTTATCGGAGTCAATATCACGACTGCTTGACGAAGTTTGGGCGAAAAGTTCGCTTCTCACGCTCGTCAAGTTCACGCTGGAGAGTCCCCGAAACCGATAGCCAACATCTGTCCAAGAAGGTGGAATCGTGGAACAGGAGAGTCCCCGATTGCGACAGGACAGGCACGACATAGGGTTCGGTTCGTGTGCCGAATCCGATGGCCGAATCCGTGTTGTAGCCCCATCCAGCAAACGGATAAGGAAGCAAGGCAGGGGCGATTTCACCCATGCTCTCGCCCGATACGAGAGCGACTGTTCCCGATATGGTCGCACCATCACCAGCCCATTGACCCCAGCGTAGCGTGAGCCAAAAATAGTCTTCATCGTACGCGAGAGGGCGAGGACTCCACGATGGAATCGTTCTGCCCGACCGAGCGAGTGCCGACGCGCCCCAATTGCGACCCATGCTTCACGATGGGTCTGTGGGGTTTATTTCAGTTCGTCAATTGGTCAAGCCAAAAGTCGCTCACGAAGGAACAAAGGCCGAAGTCGGTTTCCTTGACTTCTTGAACAGTCATGTCTTGCTGGCCGACCCACTTGGCGACTTTCTTCTTGCATCCCATACAGCGACCTGTCATGGAATGAACGAGGTGGATTCGCCCAAGACCTGTTCCCCATTCGGTGTGTCCCTTCTTCGGTGTTCGGTTGTCCGACATGATATGAACCAGCCGATGCTGGTATATCAAACCTTTGTCGTATCAATGTCTTAATCGCTCAAATCACAGGGACTTGGCTTCTTCCGAATCGGAGAGTTTGTCCAAGACCTGCTGGCGAGTCAAGGTTCGGTGCAAATCCAATGCCCGTGTGTAGTGCTTGAGGCCACTTGGGTCAGCCTCACGCTTGAGGATAGCGAGGTATGCTTGCTTGACAAAATCCTCGCTGGAGAGGCTCTCGTCTTCCACATCGGGCATAGAGCCCTTCTGCGTGGCTTTCTTGGGCTTTGTTGGGGCTGGGGTGGGTTCTTCCACCACTTCCTCAACAACGGCTTCCACAGGGGCTTCTGCGGGTGATTCTGCGGGTGCTTCCAAACGAGCAACGAGGTCAGCCTTCGTTCCATCCGTGTCCAACCCTGCTTCTTCGCACAGGGCAATCAATTGCTTCTTGGTGAGTTCCATGAGGTCGCTCATGCAATTTCCACCACGCACTTGGTTTAATAAGGTGGGGGTTGGTCTTCAATTCGCCAGCGGGAATCACCTCTCATCACCACCTCCTTGTGTTTCGGCTCTCACATCGGTGATGACGGAGGGCAGGGGCTCGCTGGTGGGTCGGTATGCCCTTTCTACCCCCTGCTCTCCACCCTTTCATTCAATAACCGCGAACCGCTATTGCGGTTCAATGCCTTACAAAGACCCTGCGAAGCGGAAGGCGTATCAAAAGCGATACAACCCACAGCACTACGCAAGCAACAGGCAGATGTATCTTGAGAAGGCGAAGCGAAGGCGAGAGAAAATCAAGCGTCAATATGAGGAATACAAAAAGGAACTCGTCTGCACCGACTGTGGATTTGAAGGCCACAGGAATGTGTGGGCGATGGAGTTTGACCATATTGACCGCGATACGAAGGAACGAACCATCTCACGAATGCTCTCCGATGGAATCGCGTGGAAGCGAGTCCTCGCTGAAATCAAGAAGTGCGAACCCGTGTGTTCCAATTGTCATCGCGCCCGTGAACGCAAGCGGTTTGAGGAACAGGGCGATGACTACAACACCCGATTGCCCAACGAATCGGCTCGCAAGGACAACACTCGCAGACGCAAGGCGGAAGGTCGCCAACGCA